CGCCTTTTCGCTCGTACGTCACACTTTAGACATTTAAATTTGACAACTATAGGAATGTATGAAACGAAAAAGACCCGCGTTAGCGGGTCGATTGAGTTGAATGGAATGCAGCGAAGCGGGTTAGTCGACTGAGAGCTTTATAATTTTAATAGCAATCTTATTTGGCGTTGTAGTGAACCAACGATTTACGAATTTGGCACCAATAGAGTTTAACACCGTTTTCATAAGGTAAAGGTACTGGGTCTAACTCGTAATGGTCGCCCCATTGGTCATGCATATACTCTATAATATCGTCCTCGTCCTCATCCATCCAGTTTGTGATAAGATACAAAACACCTGTCAATTTTGATTTTGCGTATCTAGCCATTATTAGAACTCCACGTAAAAAGCGATATTAGCGACGTACGCATTCCAGATACTAGCTCGCATACCAACGGATTGAAATACAACGAAATCAACATAAGGAGCAATGATAGGAGCAAAGCCGCCCGCGTTATATTTAGCTTTTTCGTAACCGTCAGCAACTCCGCCTTGTATCCCCGCTGTAAAGCGTATGCTGTTGTTAGGCTCGTAATGCTTCCAAGCATAAACGATTGCAAGCGAGTTAGACCTTTCAAAGTAGGAATTTTCGAAAGTGGTGATGTTGATTGCCCATTTGTCTGAGATTTTGTATTCGAATCCATAATTTTCATGAACCTCGTTATAGTCATATGATTTATCGAAGTGGGTAGAATATGCTTCGCCCATAAATATCTTAGTCTTACCTTTTAACGACTCAAAAACTGTTGGTAGACCAAAGTCACTAAAATCTATCCAAGAGTCTGAAACGTCTATAGCGTCAAATTCTTCGCTAGCGTCTGCGGGTGACATAATACAGACAAAAATAACCAACGCAATTGCGGCTTTGTTGAATTTATAAGCGCCTAGAAAGTATGCACTAATCAAAGCCAAACTAGCAAAAACTATATATGTTAAAAAATCCATTTTCTTCTCCTAACAAAAAGGGCGTATCGGATTTGCCGCCGATACGCCCTATTAACTTATTTTAATTTCCAATTGATAGCTTGAATTTCTGATTGAGGTAACAGCGAAACTAGACTTTCAAGCTTAGCTTTGTTCTCGCCTTTGAGGGTGACGACTTCGCCGCCCTCAAGAGTTACTTTACAAGTGATCAAATTAAGCTTCGATTTCGTAGATAGTGTGCTCAGGGAAGCGTTTACCTTGAACTTTGCGGGTAACAACTTCATAAGCTTTACCAGATTCGAATTTAGCTGCTAGACCTTTGTGTAAATAAAGGTCGAATTGCTCGCCACTTTGAAGTTCAGTAACAGTCGATTTCATCATATCTGGCTTGGCGTCTTCTTTAGAGCTAAGGTGCTCAACAAAGTCTTTCTCAATTTTGATGTAATGAGATTTAGCTGCGCCGTCTTTGCCCCAATCAAGCGAAAGAAGTGGAAGAGATACAGCCGCGATACGTTTAAAAGTAGGGAAAGTTTTTGCTTGCTTAGTCATAATATAGCTCCTGAGCATATGCTCGTTAATGCCGAAAATGGCGTTAAGGGGTAATTCCCTTGAGTTCCCGTTAATAATAGCAAAGGACTTTTTATCTGTAAACCACTTTTTACGTTTTTCGTATTTTTCTTTCTATAAAGCGTACTCCACGTGAAACCGAAAAAGTCGGAGCCTCACTTTTATAAAGCACTTCCCCACCACTAGCAACTTCAATCAATTGGTCATGAGTCAATCTCGCGCCCTTTGACGCGGTTTTAGTCGAACCGTCCTCGCAAAGCATTGTATAAAGCTTTTTACCTGCTATAGCGCAAAACGTCGCTTTAGCCTCTATATCCCAAGCGCCCAATTTAGTAGCATCGATTTCCAAATCCCCCAAACCTTCACAAATGATTGAGTCAGTATCGCAATAATAAGGGTTCGTAACGCTGCATAATGCTTTCATCATAAACGCTCGCACATAACCCGTAATACTAGCAGCGGTCGCCACATTCAAAAATTTTAATTCGTCGTCGTATAAATCACGCTCATATAATAAATTATCCCCAAATTCAGTTGCGCATTCATAGTCTGGGTTTAAGTATTCAAACTCCTCAGCAGTGTTAATGTTTTGAACCGAATATTGTTTATACTTTGTTGGGTTAGTTGCGTATTTCCCATAAAGGCTATTCATAAAAAGCTTAGCAAAAAGACGTTTCGCCGTATCGCCTGATAGTGTCGCCTCTTCTTTCATCACATAAAAGTGGTCGACATAATCTCCAAAGCAAATCTCATCTTCAAACGTTAATACTTCCAGTATCTCGACGCTGTGTAATAAGCCCAAATCCACTGCCATATAATATTCATGACCAGTGATGTGAAACTCGTAAATCTCTTTATCGTCGGGAAAAGCCAACGCACCCTTTTCTGTTCTAATAGGGAAATGTCCGTTAGATTGACATTTTAGACGTACAAATATTTTAGGGTCGCGCTCGTCGGGTAAGTGTCGCGACTTACTTCTTTTGTTCCCATAAGCATGAGGATATTTCATCGCGTACGGGTATGCGGAATTGATATCAACATAATAAAATTCTTTCTCAAAAGTACCTGTCTTAAAAGCTTGAACCCTCCCGCCGAAATAAAACCTGTTCAAATTTTCAAAATAATTAATATTGGTTCGAGGAGTTTTTAAGCCTGACATATTATTGAATACTTTTAACGCTGTGCTAGCGAGTGTGATATTAAACCCGTAATCAGTGACAAATTTAGTCACCAACTCATGCAAATAAACACAATCGCTTTTTAAGTAATCTCTAATCGCTTTCCAATTTTCCGGTTTATAACGCTCTTCCTTTTCAAACAGGTCATACGATATTTCATCTTTCTGATAAGCAGCGAGCGGTATAGGTAATATATTGTATGAGTCGCGAAATGTACATTTACCTATTTTGAACTCTGCAATTCTGCCCGCAATTATTTTTATTTCTGGTTTTATCTCGCATTCCCACAAAACAAAATGCCAATCAAAGCGACCGCCGTTATGAGCGTATATTGTCCATTCCTCGTCACGCACAAAATTAACGAAATCAATCGTTTTCTCAAACTCGTAATATTGCTCGTTAATGTATAAACCCCATAAAAAAGGTTTAGGGACGCGCCCATATTTAAAAGGGTCGGTTTCGCAATCAGCCGCGCCTATACTTTCTAAATCATTACGCTTTTTACCCATTTTAACTACCTATAAAACGCTGATTGAAAACCTGTAATAAAAGTATCCGCGTTTTCATAACGCTCGACCCAATCGGCCATCTCTTCTGCGAGTATTTCTGCTTCAAAACTTTCTGTAGATAAATAATCGCCAGTTTTAACCCAAAGCTTTTGGCGGTCAGGTACGTTATGAATTTCTAATAATTCGCTAACATAATTAAACGTATCATTTAAAAATGAAAATTGGTCAACGATTGGAATAATAAATTGTTTTAGTTTAGAGCGTTTATTATATGTTTTTATAATACCGTCCTTAACTCTTATGCTAGGAGCTTGTTTACCGTTGTATGGTACAAAGGCTACTTTCCATCTAGGTAATGTCTTTAATGTTTGATGGTACGCGTCCTGCACTGTTTTTAAATTGCTTTTATTAGCGCTCCTAAATACTTTTATATTTTGACCCTGATATATATCTTTAAATTGATTACCGTAAATAGTAATTAATCTTTTATCACTCGCACTTAGCTTTTTACGTAAATCGATGTTAAAATTAACAAATGGGCGTAACGCCTTAAATAACTCTTTATATTCTTTATCTTTCATAGGAGCGCCTTAAATGAAAACTGGTGATAATCAAGCTTTAACCGATTTAGTTGATGCTGTAGCAGATTCAACTATTGAAGATACTACCACATTAACAGAAAACGACGATTCTGTCAAATTTGAAAGAATCGCAGAAATCACAGATGACGCAGAAAGTACGGAAATACCTCGCGACCTCACGTTCGACGAAAACGGCGAAATCCGCACAGATGTCGATGGGAACGAATTTGATATAGACAAGCACGTAGTAGACGATAACGGGCACCCCAAGCTGACAGGCAAAGGTAAATTACGTAAAAAGCGCGGTCGCAAAGCGGGCTCTATTTCGACAACAACGGCGGCGCAAAAAGCACAAAAAATCGCTGTCAGCGAAAAAGAGAAATATCGCGCAGTCGGCGCGGGCGCTGCGAACGCTCTAATTAGTCTAGGAATCATGCTGGGCGGCGAAGATTTCACGCCTGTTATAAACCAACACGTGGACGAGAAACAAAATCTTGAGTCAGCTTTTACTGATTGGGCGGAAACGCAGGACGTTGAAGATATTCCGCCAAATCTAGGTCTGGCGATTGTGTTAGGCGCTTATTTACTTCCCCGTCTAACAATGCCAAAGCAAGTAAGCAAATTGAAACTAGCCAAAGAATGGCTGAAAATGAAGTTCTTTAAAAAGCCGAAAATCGTGAAATATACGTTTGACCCCAACAAAGAAAGTAAGGAGGATTAATTATGCCTCACAGCGCAATCGTCGGAATGACCGAAAGTGGTAAATCAAGTCTCGCTCGAAAAATGGCGGTAGAGCTCCAAAAAAGCGGTATACAAATTATTGTATTTGACCCGCTAGGTGACCCCGAATGGAGTAACTGTCTAGATTTAAATAACGCGTTTATTACGGATAACGAAAACGAATTTTTAAATGTATATTGGAATTCAAAAAATTGCGCGGTATTTTTTGATGAAGCGGGAGACTACGCGACCAATCATAATAAGCCTATGATTAGAACCGCCACAAAAGGTCGCCACTGGGGTCATTCTAATTTCTATATAGCACAAAGAGGTAATTTATTGGCGCGCACTATTCGCGACCAGTGCGCTAATTTGTTTATGTTTACCTCATCTAAAGATGATGCTAAAATATATAGTACAGAATTTAATGATATTGAATTATTAAATGTGCCTGATTTACCACAAGGAACGTACTATACTTGTGGTAGATTTATTAAAGCAGAAAAATATATATTATTTGAGGGGAAATCAAAATGATTTCATTACCATTAAGATTTGTTGGATATTTAATTGCCGCTTTATTAGTTGAGACAACTATTTCAAAAGCTCCAATTAAAAAAGAGTCATTGTTAGATAAGGAGAAAAAGCCAGATGTCAGCAATGAAAATAAAGACCCGTCGAATGATGGACGCGAAGAAAGAGACGCCGAAATCACTGACAAAGGAAACGAAACAAGCGACGACGAAAGTAATAGCGAGTAACGTTTATAATTCTAACTAGGGAGAATAAACATGCTAATTAATCCCAAAGCAGCGAAGCTCGCTTTATACGTAGCAATTAGCACTTATTTATTTGAGGCGTTTATTCGACCAAAGATAAAAGGTTAGTTCAATGAGTATTACCGAGTTTTTTAAAATCGCAGGCATTTCGTTATTAACAACCTATGCCATCAATCAATCACCTTTCAAACGATACTTTAGCTAGACGGAGAAACATCATGCCAAAGAAATATATGCCTTACCTAATCAATGCGGCTGTAGCGGGTGCGACAGCTTATCTTGTAACCAAAGCGGCCGCTGACAATAAAACGGTTGTCTGGTACAATCCCGCTTCTTGGTTTTAATTAGCCTCGACTTTTTCGATCATTTAATTCATTTCATTACTAGGAGTAAAAGCCATGGCTTTTCGTTCAAATAAAATTTTACCCAATTTCAACGGCGTAGGCGCGGGTCAAACCGCTACACTAGACGTTCCAATTGGTTCGACTTATCACCAAATCGCGTTCGAATTTTCTGGAATGACTACCGCGCAACTAACAAACTTTAAAGTTTTGTTGAACGGTATCCCACACATCGAGATTCCGAGTGTAGCGGTTCTAGAACAACTAAACGCTTTTAACGGTCGCGGCACCACTGCGGGTATTTTTCAACTCGACTTTGAACGTTTTGGATTGCTAACTCGTCAAGCTCGCGAGCTAACCGCTATTGGGACAGGCTTGGGTAATAGCGACCCGAATCAGGTTCGTACGTTCCAAATTCAAGTCGATATCGCGGCGGGCGCTTCGTCACCTAGTCTAAAGGCTACAGCGACAACTTCGCCTGCGTCTTTTGCTGGTCTGGTTAAAAAGATTCGTCTCTTCAACCGTAACCCGACGGGCGCAGGCTTGTTCGAAATTTCGGATTTACCTAAAGGCGACATTATCAACAAAGTGTATTTTCAATCTGGTGAAGCAGCTTCGCAGATTAAAAAGCTTACACTCGAAATTGATAATTACGTTAAATTCGAGCGTTCAAACACACTAAACAACGCTATCCAAAAAGATGATGGTGTACGTGTCCCTCAAGCAAAGTATTCAGTTTTTGACCCCACAGAGCTAGGTTACGGAGCGGAAACCGTTGATACGCGCTATCCGATGGTCGAAGGTAACCCTCGAAGCGGTCAAAACGTTTCGGATATGCGCTTTAAGTTGGATATGGACGGCGCTGATAACATGCTTTTACTCGTTGAGTATCTTGGTACGGTTGAGCGTTAAATGACGCTGTAACATTTTAAATCTAAACCATCGGGCGGGCAATTGCCCGCCCTTTTTGGAGAAATTATTATGACTATCGATTCAAATCCATTTGAAAACTTTTTCGCCACTACGACCCCCGCGCAACAACAAAGCGGAATCTGGGATTCTATTATTGGTGCAGGCTCAGAAATTATCGGGTCACTTCCCGACGTGGTTGATGGCGTGATCGGTAACGCTTTAAACGGCAAAGAGCAAGACAAAGTAGAATCAAACCAAAACATTACGTCGAGCGACCCTAGCGTATCAGGCGACGCAAACAAACCTAGCGCTATGCCGGATAATACAGGCAAATATATTTTGTATGGTTTCGGCGGTTTGATTACGCTCGTTGTCGTCGCAAAGTTAATTAAGTAAGGGAGCGGATTATGCCTTTCTTACTTCCTATTGCGGTATTGGGCGGCACTGGTATTTTTGCTTGGAAAGCAGGCGAAGAAGTCGGGTCGCAAACTTCGACACTGGTAAAAATCGGCGCGGTCGGCGCGGGTCTTTATCTACTTTATAAACTTCAAAAGGGTTAAATTATGCAAGCAGCGGGCGGCGGAGGAATGAGCGCATCAAGTGCAGCGGGCGGAGCGGGTGACGCATCGGGCTCAAGCATTGGTGGTGTTAGCATAGATTTAAGCGGGCGTGGGAGCGAGATGAATCTCACGTATATTATAGGCGGCGCGGTTGTTTTAGGGCTCGCTTTCCTTTTCATGGGGAAAAAGAAATAAGATGAATAAATTTGAGCTTGTTTCCGTCGAGGAAGTTTTGGCTAAAATGCCGAAAAGTATACACCAACATACTGAACTCGTTAAACAGCAAATGCGCGATAACATCCAACACGGTTACAGGTTCAATGATTTATACGTTCTTTTTGAACCGTGGGATAAAACTCTAATGGTGCAATGCGTCGAGGGCAAAGGTTTAAATTCTGAATTTGTTGCAGCGTTATACAAAGCTGCCATAAATAACGGGTTTGAATACATCCAATTTGTTACGCCTCATAAGGGACTCCACAAAATGGTAAAGGAACTTAAGCCCGAGCGTGTTGAATATCGTTATATCTGCAAACTCAGTGAGGTGAATCTATGAGTTTTTCAAAAGGTGGCTCATCTAAATCAGCCACAACCAACGAACAAAACCCAATCACGGCTACGGATTCCGCAATCGTCGCCGCAGAGGGTTCCAAAGTAAATATAACCGACGGCGGGGCGTTTGATGTCGTTCGCGATGTAATCGACTCCAATGCTAATGTGGTCGGCGATGTTATTTTAAGTAACGAACGCATTTCTGACTCTACCATTAGCGCGGGTTTGGATTACTTCGGACAGGCAAACGCATCAATTCAAGATAGTATCGATAAGGTGTTCGACTTCGCTAATGAAACCGTAACCCAATCTCAAGAAACTATTGCGAGTAGTGCTCAGGCCATTTTTGATTCAGCGAAATCAGATGAGTTAAACAAATCGCAGGATTTGAACTCAACTATTCGAGAATTAACAAAATGGGCAGTGTTTGGTGTGGTAGGCTACGCCGCTGTCCGATACGCTTTTAAATAGGAGCATTTAAAATGCCAATTATCCGAGAATATGTATTAAACGAATTATTACCTAATCAGGCTAATTCGAAAGTCATTAACGTGACTGGTAGAACTATCGTAATTCGTCGAGCCGATAACGCGGGTCGTGTGCGAGTTAAAGCATACACCAAAGAGGGCGGCTCTCTTATAGCTGATAACATTATGGACGCGGGGGAAAAAATCACCACCACAAGCGAGTTCACACGACTCGAAGTATTTAACTTTGAGAGTGACCTCCGTAACGTCGCTATTACGGCGGGCGATGGGGATTTTCAATCTGATGTTGTTGAGGGGGAGGTCACCGTAAAAACTGATAGCTCGAATCCTCTGATAGTTATTGCCACCAACGCCCCTGTAGAAAATACAGGTCTTGTTGTTACTCATACACTTGGGAGCGCTACCCAAATTAGCGCCCCCCTAAACGCTATCGAGTTTTCAGTACAAAATGACAGCGGCGGAGGTGGTTTACTCGCGATTTCTGGTGGCTCAGTTAGACTTCAAAATGGTCAACTTTACTCATCAAAATGTTCTGACTCTGTCGATTTAGAAATAGCGAGCGGTTCTACGAGTGGCGCGTATCGCGTTAACTGGGTGATTCAAGCATAGGGGGATTTATGAAACTCAATCCTTTATTAATCGTAATACCAATATTAGGGATATACATCATGTCGAGAAATTCGCCAAGCTTACACCCCTCGCGGGGATATCGAAACAATAACCCTTTGAATATCCGAGTGTCTAATTCGCGTTGGAAAGGAGAAGTGCCCGCCAATTTGAATACAGACGGCGCTTTTGAACAATTTTATGACCGAGCAAATGGATATCGCGCAGCGGCAAAATTAATTTTAAACTATAACAAGTTTTATAATATTTTTACTGTTGAGCGTATTATAGAGCGATGGGCTCCCGCAAAAGGTCAAGCTCCCGACGGACAATACTACACAAATCATACTCAAGCATATATTGATTATGTTGTTAAAAATACTTCGCTAGACGCTAATTCACTTATTAACGGTTCCAATGTGGGCGAGTTGGTTTGGGCTATGGCGCGATTCGAAAACCTACCACCGCACACTGACTCGCTTGAATACGTTAACGAGTCTGTGAGCGAGTTCAAAGATATCGACTATTAGGAGAAATGTTATGTTTTTATCGGCTCCGATGATTAACCCCCTAAAACTTGCTCAAGCTCCTGACTCAACAAAAATTGCTGCGGTCGCCATACCCGTAAAAACGTGGACAGCAATGAGCGCTTTCTGCCCCCCAAATGCGGCGGCTATAGCAATCACTGTCTACCGAGACTATTCGTCAGCGCCCGCTGAAGTTGGTATCTCAATTGAGCGCGTGAGCGATGGGTATCATTTATGGGATATCCAACCAAGTGACGACCCCAATTCAGGCGAACATGCCGCTCTAACCATTGTTCGCCCAGTTGACGGATGGGATAAATACAAAATCTATAATAACGCGGGCAGTGCGGGAAAATATTACGCAACTTTAATGTTCGAAAACGAATCACTTTATTCATAAGGATATTCTATGTCAAATGTAAACGTTCAAGGTAAAAAGTTCAATGTAATCGCCGCGTTAATCGCTGCGCTCAGTGTCGGGTTTGGTTCGTCGCAAATGACGTTTAATTATTCTCCGCCCGATGAAATGCAGATGATAGAATGTATCACTGTAATCGATAAACTTGTTACTACGCATAACGGGGATATCAAAGCAGTCGTTACGGCGTTAACATCTTCGGGTTCTTAACCGTTTCGGGCGTTTGAATGTGGCTCCTTTCATTCGCCCGCTTTTCCTACTTGTCAAATCCTTTTTCTACCATTCATACATTCCTATAGTTGTCAAATTTAAATGTCTAAAGTGTGACGTACGAGCGAAAAGGCG